TCCATATAGAGATTATCGACCATTGCTTGATGAGTGATTATAAAACCAATCCCATAAGCAACATGTTCATAAACTTTATTAGGTCCTTGTCCAAATGAATCATACTGCACCGCAGTACCTTCAGGTTGAACAACTGCTTGGCCCATTCCATGCATATTTTGGTCGTATTCACGAGCTTTACTCGATTTCATTATCTCAAAAATTTGAGAATATTCAGTCGGAAATCTAGCGTAATCACCAAAAATCTTATTAATCCCAGGCTCTAAGAGTCGGGAAAAATCACCTTTTACCATTGCAACCATTATTAGATCTCCGTTAAGTTAGTTGCTGAAGCATTAACTTCAGTGTGTAAATTAGCAGAAACTAACCATTTTGCATTAGCTCCGACGGCATTATCTGCGCGTTTGACTAATTTTTCTATGCGCCATGTATTACCTGTTGCAAGAGATTCGGTGTCTATTTCAAACTTAGAATACCCTAACACTATATCTGCATCCAATGCAGTTACAGAGTCGACATGCTGACCAATGTTAGTGATCGCAATTCCTGTGGCTCCACCGTTATCTTGTACTTCAAATAACAAATTTGGATCATCTGCTACCATTAAATATCCCACATCTGCTGCTAACAAATGTCGAGGTTGATCAATTCGTGCCAAAGTAGGTACGACACCGACTACAACTCCTGTTATAGCTCCGTCTGTAGTAGCACGAACACATTCTGGATATCCTTCAGGATCCGAAGAGTCTGTGCCTCTGATTACTGGGTCTCCAACTGCGATTATACCTGCTGTAGCGTCTTTATAATAGATGTTGTAGCTTCCATTATAAGGCGCACCACTGCGATAACACACTGGTCGAAAACCTTTTTTTAGGCTTGTATTTGCCATTTATATATTTCCCATTTTAATTTTTTTCACGAGAACGTTTATACGACCCGTATATGTTTTGTATATGTCCGGTCGGATCAAAACCTTTCTCCCTTTCGTCTATCATTTTTTGTTGTTCTGCTTGATCTGCATCATATAATTCTTGAGGGATCTGCATTAAATATGCATACCGCGCTTCCGCTGTAGGGTCTGAATTAACTGTTCGTCTGACCGCATTTCCCCATGGACTTTCCACTGAGGACAATCCATCGTGAGTTTTATTAGCATCTGCTACAACAAATTCCCAGCCAGCTAAGAGCATTGCATCTATAACTCCTGGTTTATCGTTTTGCCAGTAACCCTGAAACCCTGATTTTACCAATCCGGTTCCTGTTACAATATTCTGTTTGTGCATTGGTATACGTTCTTTACGTATGACTGTGTCTCTTGTTTCTGGCTGCTCTGTGCGGCCCAGTCTTTCTGCTTCTCTACTCATTTCAATTCTCCTGACTTTACTAAGTCTGCAATATATTCTGCCTTGGTCATGATCTTGTAAAACTCAAATTCTTCTGCTATTTTCCGTTGTTGCTCGGAGAGGTCTTTAACTGAAAATTTACTTTTATGCTCCTCTTTTGAAACGTTGCTTCCTGTTCCTGCCGCCACTGGTGACCGCACCTTAGTTTTAATTTCAAAATAATCTGGAAATTGTTCGTTTAACGATTCTTGTAATTTTGTCATGTGATCATCTGGAGATAATTGCTCGCTCACCAACATACTGTCCATTCCGAACGCGAAGGCTTGCATTGCTTTTTCTTCTGTTGATGATCCAGACAGCCATTTTGAATTTCGTTCCTGAAACTCCACTACTGCTGCGTGTGTTTCTTGCACTGGGTGTAGTTTTTGTGTTTCTTGTTCTATTTGTCGGACAGATTCAACGTCTCCGTGTTGAATAGCTACAATTCGTTGTTGTTCTAAATCCTGTCTCGCTCTATCGTAGGCAATTTTTTCTTGTTTTTTATTGTGCTCTATTAAGGAGTCCATTGTTCTTTGCATTCGCTTTAGTTGTTTACCTCGTTCCGGTAGGTTATCTAAAGCAAACTCTATAAATTCTTCTGCAGACTTTTCTCCTTCAGGGTTCCATCCATGTTCTACAGCTAATTTTTCTGTGCTACTTAATACTTTTTCTTCGGCTGCACTTTCTTCTTTTTGCTCTGTTTCAACTTTAAGTTCCTCTATATCAATTTCTATTTCATTGTCACTCATGCCAGTTTCTCCCCTGGAAATACAGCCACTATGTCCGTATCTCGTATCATTCTGTACGTTTCGTCTTTCTCGACGCCTTCAATTTCTTTTCCTGCCCATCTAACAAATGCTACACAATCGTTTGGTTTGCACCATGGTCCTGAACATTCAATATCTTTAAATTTAAATGCATCTGGCCCAACATCAACTATATATGCTTCCTCTGTTGCTTTTTGTGTTTTTTCTGTCAGGATAATTCCACAATTAGCTGTAACCTTCTTCAGTTTCACTAGTACGTTGTATCCCGGTGCTTTCACCTGTCTCATCTTGTATGTCCTCTATGGATAGTTCAAATATTAATTCTAAACTCTTTCTTTCTCCGGCTAAAAATGCCAGTTTTTTACTGCCCTGCTCACTCATAATCACATGCTCACTTAGCATTTCATTACGAATGTCTTCTTGCACTGATTGCAATCTTTTAAACACCGCTTGAGTGATTGGATGATCTAGCCATCCATCAAACATTTGTTTATCTAATTCTATGTTCATTCCTTTTTATCCACTGCTTTCGCTTTAACTGCCACGTCAGCTGCTTTGATTTGCAGTTCGCCCATTTCTTTTTGGCGTTTATGTACAAACTCGGCTTCTGACATCATGTTACCGTGCTGTTCTTGACTAATTTTAGTGTGTAGGTCAACTCCTTTGATTTGTTCCTCAAAGTTCATTTTACCTGCAGTAGTTTCTAATTTCTGACGTGTAGCCAAAACATCCTGTTGCATTTTCCACACTAGTCCAATATAATAATTTACCTGTGCATCTGCTGTGTGCATGTCCATCTGCAACTTAGCTTTTTCTATGGCAGATTTCTCAGCAGATATTGTCGCATCTGCGGATATCTTAGCTATGTTTGCCTGTATTTGTTGAATTTCCGCCATTATTTTTTGTGCTTCTGGAGGGGGCGGAGCGTTTGGATCCGGTGCAGGAATTAACCTGTCTATCATAGCTGGATCAAATTGCATTCCTTCTAGCATCATCTTATCTGCTTCTCGAACATCCACTGAACGTAGTTGTTGAATCATTGTTGCTTTTTGTAGCCGTTGTGTCTCAGATGAAATGGTCGGATCTGCAACTGGTAATATGTCTAATGAGTTTGGTTCGAAGTCTTGTTTAACGTTTGCTGCAGGATCATCTAATATTCGTTGATATTCTGCTTGGTCTAAATATTCATAGTTTAAATCATATATTTTTCGGTATTCACGTTTAAGGCTTCTATAAACCCTTCTATTGATCGCTGTGAACACCTTAGTACCTTGCTCTACCAACTGAGAGATCGTTGAACTAGCAACGTTCTGTGCGGGTTGTTTTCCCTGTAACACATCTGTAGTGGAGGAAAGGTCATTTCCTATTTGAATTAACAGTCCTAATAACTGGTATAATGTTTGAGAGGGTTCTTTAAACGGCAATTGGTAGAAACTGTCTGCTAATCTCTCTCCATTGGGGGCGTCCACTTTTTGGAACTCTCCCATCTTGAATCTCATGTCTCCTGCTTTGAGCCTCAATCTGCTGCTATAATAACCACTTTGTATGGTATTAAGTGTGCCTGCATCCATTAACATATTAATAAGAGAATTGATGGAACTATTTAGAGGTAATAACAATGATCCAAATCCCATGCTATAGAATCCACCATCAGGTGAACGTATAAAATGAAAGTCTGTAAAGTATTGTAATGGCACTATTCGAAAGATTTTTTTATCTTTCTTTTCCACTGATTTAAATCTGTTTACAATTCGTAGTACCCAACCAGATGGTTTGTGCACTGTCACTATGTATGGTTCTTTATATCCATCTTCATCTAAGTCTAACCAACAATGTTGCTCCAATACCTCGTGTGCGGGATCTTCATCTTCTGGATTTGCTTCTACGTCGGGACTTAGCTTATCCATCTCTATGTCAACATAAAGTTTTGCTGCTTGCCGTTCTAATATGTCATTTTCATACATTGTTAATATATGAGTTACTCTACGAGCGGCATCTAGACTTTTAACGTCGTAATTGACCACAATATGATCAGGAGTACATAATTCACTAACGCACATCTTTTCGATTTCATCAAAGTATGTTTTCTTAAACACTGTGCCCAATACGGGAAGAGTTTGTAACAACATGTCTGTGCCGTCTTCCCAATCAGGAGATTTAATCAATAGTTGATATGACATGGCTCGAGCCACTCGGTCTGCTCTTAATTGCTTTTGACCGTCTTTGTCCATCCCTATAACCATGGATTTAACAACTCTGTCATTCTGTATGATTTCAGGCACTGTTCTAGATGCGTAGTCAATACTGGCCTTTGCAATCATGGGGAATTTAATATTAGATGCTCCGTCCCAAGGAAAGGTTTTCTTTTCCATCACTTGTTTGGCAATCTTCATTGCTTTTTCGACGATGCTTTTCCATTCCGATCGGCTTTCTTCGTCTATATCGCATCCTCGGACAACTTTTGCACCAATTTTTTGCAGTTCGCGTCCATCTAGCAATTCTGCTATATTATCTGCTGATTGTAACTTTTTAAATGAAATGGCCATTAATATCCTGTAAACTCGTCGCGTTTAACGTGCTGCAATTCTTTTCCTTCATTACTATTTTCTGGAGGAACGTCCATATACTGCATTCCTGTCTTAATTGCATAATGAAGCGCATCTATGGCGTGATCAGGAGTGTCTGCAATTCTTCCGTCTTCCTTTCGGGAATACAATCTAATTTCTTTTAGTAAGTTTGGGCATTTTTCAGAGAGGATTTTTAATTGCCCACTTTCCATCATCTGCCCAACTAGAAGAATTGTAGCGTCTTTTTCTTTTTTATTAGCTTTAACTAAATTCAAACCTTCGTCACAGTAAATCTGAAACATCTGCCGACCATCTTCTTGGTTAACACCGTCTGGGTCGCACGCTCCGTACATCCACTCTCCTCTGCCTTTAATAGCATGTGCATTAATCGCTGGGTGGGTGTGGCCTACATAATATTCATCGTAGACATACACTACCTTTGATTCTGGGTCTATGGCGAGCCACACTGCTGCATTTCTGTTCCAGCCAGTATCAAATCCAAACACTCTTGGAAACCATGCAGGAATTCTTTGGTGTTCTACACATATTTGTTCTTCAAAGAAAGGATAGATACGTCCGGCACCAAATGATGGTATTCCTTTTGTTCTAGCGTCCCTTTCAAACTTACTATATCCTGCTAAGAGAATGTCTCTTTGTTCTTTAGGTAAATGAGGGACGTCGTCCCAAGTCATATTTATAACGAATTTGTGACCGTTCTTTCCGCCTCTAGGGAATTCTCCTCCCGGAAGAAACTCTAATACAACTGGAGACAGTCCATACAAAGGCGTAAAGGTACACATAATCATACCAGGAGTTGTGTCGTTTATGAGTCGTGTGA